GTCTTTACTTTCTGGGACTTAGGAATTGGCGACGCAACAACAATCTGGTTTGCTCAATTTGTGGGCAATGAAATAAGAATTATTGACTACATCGAAGACAATAACAGGGGCTTAGCTTCATATATTAAAGAAGTAAAAGACAAAACTTATATTTACGAGCAACATTATGCACCGCACGATATACAAATAAGGGAATTTACTAATGGCAAATCAAGACTAGAAACGGCTTATGAACTTGGTTTAAGATTTATGATTGCTCCAAAGCTTTCAATTGATGATGGTATTGATGCGGTTAGGTCTATACTTCCTAAATGTTTTTTTAACGAAGCTACGACAAGAAGGGGTTTATTGACGCTCAAGAATTACAAAAAAGAGTTTGACAATAAGAATAATACTTTTAAATTACAACCCAAGCACGATTGGGCTTCTCACGGGGCAGATGCTTTTAGATATTTAGCGGTATCATATCGTGAGAATATAGGGCAATCAAGGCAACGCTGGGACACTGCAATAAGTAGCCCAATAACTTATTAACAATTAATTTTTATTTTATGGGATTTGGTAAGAAATTTAAACGAGCAGTAGGCGGAGTTGCTAAAATTGCTCAAAATGTTACGGGATCTAAAGCAGTCGGAAAAGGTGTCGCATTGGGTTTGACGGCAGCTGGCGGTATTGGAGCTACTGGCGGATTGTCTGACATCAACAGTCAAGAAACTGGCATGAAAAACGCACTCGTTCAAGCGGATGTTCAAGCACAACAAACCGACGCATTAAACGCACAAGTCGCAGAACAAACAAGACTTAAATTGCTTTCCGAAGCTGATTTAAAAGCACAAGAAGAAGCTTTAAAAAAACGCACAACTTTTGCGGGTTCATCTATGCAGGGCGTAATGGAACGAAAAAAACTTTTAGGTATTTAATATGGCAGATAAAAGAATTGAAGAGCTTAATAATCTTTACAATGATTTATTAACTAATCGAAAAAACTTTGAAACAAATTGGCAAGACACGGCAAAGTATTTTAGACCAATTAAAACTGACATCACAAGCGAAAAAACCGCAGGCGATAAAAAAGATTTGTTTGTTGCTAATGATTCAACAATGGTAATTGCATTAGAAAATTTTGCGTCAATTCTTAACGGAACATTAACAAACAAAGCAACACCGTGGTTTACGATTAAAATTGAAGATGAGGAATTAAAAACCGATGATGAAATTTTAGAATATCTCAAAGCGGTTGCTGATAAAATGTGGAATGTTCTCTATGACACTAAAGGCAATTTTGAAGATGCCCATCATGAAAATCTAAAAGACTTTGGTACATTTGGAACTATAGCATTAAAAATTGAAGAAGGTAAATCTTCATTAATCAATTTTAAAGCAATTCACATTAAAAATATCTTAATCACCGAAAATGACGAAGGCAAAGTTGACACTTGCATTTTGTTAATGAAAATGACGGCTAAAGATATTGTTAAAAAGTTTGCTGATGGTGGCAATATCGATGAAATAATTAAAAAAGCTTCAGTCGAAAAACCTAATACAAATTTTGATGTTAGACTTTACATAATGCCAAGAGCCGAAAGGGACGCAACTAAAATTGACACTGTTAACATGCCGTTTCAAGGTATTTGGTTAGATCCGACACATAGCAAGATTATTAGCGAAACTGGCTTTAATAGTTTTCCTGTAGCTGTCGGAAGAAGTGCCAAAGGAACTGGTGAAGTTTACGGAACAGGGCAAGCAATGTATGCATTAGCCGACGCAAGAAGTTTAAACCGCATGTGGTATGATTACTTTGAATCAATCCAAAAAATATTAAATCCGCCTTTAATTGTAAATGCTCAATTTGAAAAACAATTGAACTTGCAACCAAGAGCCTTAAACATGGTCAAATCACCTGTTGGCAATGGGCGAGCAGTTGAACCAATCAACGACAGCAAAGGAATTAATCCAGCAGTCGAATTAATAACACAAAAACAAGAATCAATTAGAAAAATATTCTTTTTAGATAAATTATCGGTATTAGATGACCCGAGAGCTACCGCAACACAAATATTAGAATTAAGAGCAGAAAGCTATAGAATCATGGGAAGTTTAGCCTCTTCATTGCAACAATATCTCGAATCAATTTTGGATAGAGTTTATGATATTCTTTTTAAATTATCTTACGCTCAAGATGGTAATTTTACGCTATTGCCTGATGCTCCGTTTCCTGAGATGCCTAATAAAATGAAAGGAACAACTGACGCAACTACAGGTAAAAAGATTTTTCCTAAAATGAAAATCGAATTTATTAACCCAGTTAATCAAGCAAATCAATTAGGCAAAAATAACTCGGTTGATGTATTTTTAATGTCAGTTATGAATTTGGCTCAAGCAAATCCAGCAATATTAGACACGGTAGATTTTGACGAAATAGCTCGATATAAAGCGGATATTTTACAAATTGATCCTAAATTAATTAAAAATGCTTCTAAAGTTGATGAAGAGCGACAAGCGAGACAACAACAAATGGCACAACAACAAGAAATGATTGACGCTAACACCGAAGCACAAACATTAGCAACAATGAAACAGGCGGGGGTTTAATGATTGACGCAGAAAAGCAATTACAGGAAAAACTTATAGAAAGAAAACGAATATTTAACACAGTATTTGGCTCGGCAGAAGGTTTGGTAGTTTACAAAGATTTAAGAACGGCTCTAGTTATTAATCCTGAATTAATTTCGAGAGAATATACTTGCGATGATGTTTTAGCCTCACATTTACAAGTGGGAATGAGACTTGCATTTCAATATATTGACGATTACTTAGATTTAAAAACTATAAACAAATAAAAAAAATTATGACAATTGAAAATCAAGTCGCAACTACTGCACCAACACAATCAAGTCCAGTTAATGAAACTAATATTGCTCAAAATACGGCACCAGCTACGCCAAGTTTTGATTTAAATTCATTTTTTCCTGAGGATATTAGAAAAGATGCTGATTTTGAAAGGCTTTCTAAAAACTTTCCTAAAGATTTATCGGCAATTGCTAAAGATTATTATCACAAAAATAAACATTTTGGCAAAGCTCGTGATGTTGTCGAGGCAGAATTAAAAGCACAAATGGCGCAACCATCAACATTTAAACCCGAAGATTACCAAATTAATTTACCTGAAGGCTATTCTATTGAAGATAATATTGTTAATACAGCTAAAACAAAAGCCTTAGAGCTTGGAATTAAACCCGAAGTAGCACAACAATTTCTTAATAGTATTTTTGAAGCCGACAGAACACAAGAAATTGAATTAGAAAGACAAGCCTACGAAGCTAACAAGCAATCATTAGAAAATATTAAAAAAGAATGGGGCTTTGATTACGAAAAAAGAGCGGATATTGCTGAAAAAACTTTAATGAATTATGTCTCGCCTGAAGATATGGAAAGCATTCACAATTTACCATTAGACCAAAAAGTTTTAATATCTAAAATAATGGATAAAGTGGCTTCTAAAGTTAGCGAGGGTTCTATTGGTTCTATGTCAAAACCAAGAGATATGAATGAATCAGATTTTGAAGCAAAAAGAAGCCAAATTTCAAAAGATGAAAATTTGCCCGAATCCGTTAAACAACAAAAACTTTATGAATTATATTCAAGTTTTTATAATAAATCATAATTTTTGTTGACTTTAAATTTTGAGATTCTATTTTAGATTTAAACATTGTCCGATGTAAAGTAAAAGGGAGCTTATTTATAAGTCTTTGAAATTAAGGGTAGCAATTAGGAGGGAGTAATCCCCGATTTTTATTATTTTTTAATTCAAATATTTATATATATGGCATCTACTACAAATGTTATGCACGCAAAACAATTTAGCGACCAATTATTGGAAGCGGTGCAAATTAAACAATCGGCTCTTGAAATGTCTTGCTCAAGAAAAGAAATTTTTAAAGGTGAATCACTTTTTATTAATAAAATTGGAACTGTTGAGTTAGATAAAATTGACACTCTTAACGCAAAAACAGAAATATCGGATATTTCTAACACTAGACGCAAAATTTCTTTTGATACCTTCAAAAAAACTGTAGCAATTGATAGATACGATCAAAATCGTAGTGAAATTTACGGTTTAGACACTGGATATATTAATTCTTTAAAATATGCAGTTGAAAGAAAAAAGGAAGAAATTATAGCTAATGCGGCAACTTCTATTGCTTACGAAGGCAAGGAAGGAACTACAACAGTTGCTTTTCCTGATGCAACTAATACTCTTTATCAAGACGCAACAGCTTCTACAAATGGAACTTCTAACGAAGCAGGAACTAAAACAGGTTTAACAGCTGATAAATTACTTCGTGCCATGTATGTTCTTCGTAAAAATATGAAAAACGGCAATATTAATGAAAAAATTTATTGTGCTTTATCAGAAGAAGAAGTTTTAGCATTAATGCAAGATAATAAAATTATTAACAGAGATTTTACTGCTGGTCAAGTTTTAGATAAAGGCATTATTGGCTCTTGGTTAGGAATTAATTTTATTCGAACTCAATTGTTAAAAGTCCCTGCGGTAAATGTTAGAGAAATTTTACTTTATACTGAAAGTGCAGTTGCTTTAGGAATGCCTGGCGAAGTTATCACTAAATTTGGTGAAAACCCAGAAAGAAACTTTTTGTCTCAAATGCACATCGAATTAAATTTTGGTGCCGCTAGAATTGAAGATGAAAAAATTGTCAAAATTCGTGTTAAAACTGAATAATCATTAATCTTAAATATATAATTTTATGGCTGTAATAAACTCAAATGAAACAGTAAACTTAGCAAATATTGCTTTGGTTCCACCTGTATTACCATTGGCTAAAACTAATGGAGCGCCTGTTCAAGCTACAACTGCAATTGTAAGTGTAGCTACAAGCGATTCCGCAACTTCAACTTGGAGAGTTGCTAGACTTCCTTCAAATGCCTTGCTTCATCAATTAACAGTTTCAACAACTGCTCAAACTGGAAGCACTGACTTTGATATTGGTATAGCATATAACCCAGACAAATTAAGCGGTGCAGTAATTGATGCTGATTGTCTTGCTGAGGCTCTTACTTTAGCAACTGCAAGCCGTGCATTAGATGGCTTAAAAGATGTTAGTATTGCTAACTCAGGCAAAGAACTATGGGAATTAGCTGGCTTAACTGTTGATCCTCAGTGTGATTTAGATATTCTTTTTACTGCTAATACTATCGGCACTGCTGGCGGAACTGTTGGATTTAAAATTGAATATAAAATTTAGTCTATGACTTCAAAAACTGAATTATGTAATCTTGCATTATTAAAGTTAGGTAAGGGTCGTGTTCAAGATATTGACACTGACCCAAGTCAACAAGCTACTGACTTGAAACTTGCTTATGATTTTGCATTAAATCAGATTTTGAACGAAGCCGAATGGAGTTTTGCGGTGCGTAGGCAAGCCTTAAATAAGCTTACCGAAACACCGCTTTACGAATGGAGCTATAAATTTGCATTACCAACTAATCCCGAATATATTAAACTTATTTCTATTGAGAATGAACCCGATTACACAATAGAGGGAAAATATATATTGACTAACACCGATAATATAAAAATTACCTACATTGCTAGAATCACAGACCCTAGCGAATATACATCAGGTTTTAAAAATGCTTTTGTTTTATTGCTTGCTACAAAAATATGCTATAATTTAACTGGCTCGGATAGTAGAGAAAAACAATTATTATCCGAATATGAAAATGCTTTGTATCAAGCTATGACACAATTTAAAGCAATAAGAAACGAAACACCTTTAACATCTAACGAATGGATTGATATAAGACAGAATGGCTAGTGTTAATGAAATACAAACACGATTTAATGCGGGTGAATTATCACCCACTCTTGACGGCTTAGTCGATTTTGAGCCTTTTTTTAATGGCGGTTCTATTGTTGAAAATTTTGATGTTCACCCTCAAGGCTGGTTATTTAGAAGGAAAGGAACGCATTTTGTCAATGAAGTTAAAGACTCAACAAAAAAAACTAGAATTATTAGATTTAAATATAATGTCGACCAAGTTTTAATTATTGAGCTAGGAGCGGGTTATTTTAGATTTTATTCTCAGCAAGCATTAGTTTTAAGTGGCGGAAGTGCTTATGAAATAGCAAATAGTTTTTCTGAAAGTGATTTAGATTTTATTCGTTATGTTCAAAAAGATGATGTTATTTGGATAGTTCACCCTTTAAAAGGATTTTATAAATTAATTCGATTTAGTAATTCTAATTGGACTTTTTCTCAAATTGATTTAATTGCTGGACCATATCAAAAAGAAAATATTTTACAAACTAGAACAGTTGCAATAAATAATCATGGACCAGTAGGAACAACGGGAACAATGACGGCAAGTGGTTTTACTCCATTTACCGCAAATCATGTTGGTAGTTTATGGCTTGTAAGAGACGGGACTTATTATGCTTATCTTAAAATAACTGCTTTTAATAGCTCAACCAGCGTCAATTACATAGCTCAAAAAGAAATATCTTCGGCTATAGCAAAAACAGGATTATATACTTGGTCCGAAGGTGAATTTGGTTTGCATCGTAGTTATCCAAGGGCAATAACATTTCACGAACAAAGACTTGTTTTGGCTGGCTCAATAAATGAAACTCAAAAAATATGGTTTAGCAAATCCGCCGATTATGAAAATTTTGATATAGATTACACCTCTTTAACTGTCGATGATAGCTTTAATCGAACAATTGCAAGCTCAACTAACGATTCTATTTTGTGGTTATTTAGTGATGAGGTTTTATTAATTGGTTGTAGCGATAGTATTTGGAGAGCAAAGCCTTCAAATAATTCTGCTGGCATGTCAAATACCGACATTGATTTAAAACGACAAATTGCTTTTGGTAGTGAATGGGTTGACCCTGTCTATTGCGATTCAACACCTTTTTATTTACAAAGAGGCAAACAAAAAGTAAGGGCAATAAATTATACAAACACCGAAGGAAAATACAAAGCTCAAGATGTTTCAATTAGAAGCAATCATATTACGGGAACAGGTTTAAAAAGATTTGATTATCAACAAAACCCAGTTTCAACAATTTGGGCTGTGCGTGAAGATGGGCAAATCGCAAAATTTGTATTTGAAGGCGACCAAGAAGTTAATTGTTGGACAAGATTTGCAACAAATGGAATTGTCGAAGATTTAGCAGTTATTCCATCAGCTAAAGAATATGACGAAATTTATGTTTTGGTTAAAAGGACAATTAATGGCGTAGCAAAAAGGTTTATTGAAGTTTTAGAGCCTAATTTTAGTTATGATAACTTAAATTATGTTTATGTTGATTCTTGCTTAACCTACAACGGAACGCAAAACACAACTTTAACTATTGGAAGCGGAATAGCAACCGCAGGCAGTGCCATATTTTCTGCGTCAAGTGTTGGTAAAGAAATAAGAAATTTAAACGGCACGGGCAAGGCTAAAATTACCGCATATACTTCAGCAACTCAAGTTTCTATAACAATAATTAGAGATTTTAGCTCAAATTCTTTAACAGCTAATAATTGGGCAATTGCAATCCAAGAAGTAAGCGGATTAACTCATTTAATCGGAGCAAGTGTAGAAGCTAATGGAGATGGAGCAACTGACCCTAAAAGTAAAATAGTAAATGCGGAAGGTAAAATAACCCTTGAAAATTTTGCTTCAATAATTCATGTTGGTTTAAAATATAAATCCACTTTTACTTCATACCCAATTGAAAGTAAAAAATTATTACAAACCATTGGTTCACAACAAAATAAACAGTTGCGAATTACTGAATTAGCTATAAAGTTTTTTACATCTAGGGCGGGTTCTATTGTTATTGATGGAAAAACATTGCCAATAATTTCAAGAGATTTAAACGATAATATGAATGAAGCCCCAGCCTTTAAAGATGGAGTAAAATTAATAAGTGTTGCTGGCGATTGGGGCTATGATAGAAAATATTCGATTATACAAGAAGAGCCACAAGCAATGAACATTAAAAACATAACTTACGAGGTAAATATCTAATGGTAGCACCTCTTATTTTTGCCGCTGGAGCGGGTTTAAGTATGGCTAGCAGCATTTATGGTGCTAATATGGCTAAAAAAGATTTAAAACGCCAAGCAATGGCTTTGGAAGACCAAGCTCGACTAGTAGAAGAGCAAGGGCAATTTCAAGCCATACAAACCGCAAAACAATTTGAAGGTTTACTTGGCGAACAAAAACTTTCTGTTGCTACCAGCGGTGCGGAAATGGAAGGCTCTGTTTTAAACATTTTTGATAAAACCATAGCCGATAAAGAACAAAACATTTCAATTATAAAAAGAAATGCTCAAATGGAAGCAAATCTTTTAAGACAGCAAGCACAACAAGCAAGAAAACAAAGAAAAAAATTACTGCCTATGGCAATAGCTTCAAGTCTTGGAAATATTGGACAATCTGCTTCAAGTTTTGTAAATATTGGCAATAAAAATAAAGAAATAAATAATAACGATGTAACAATAGTAAAAAAATAAATATGCCAAAAATACCTGATTCATACGGAATTATAGCGACACCATCGGCAAAAACTGATATTGCCATGCCAGATACACAATCATCACAAATGCTTGCAAATCTTGGTAATCAACTATCGGGTAATTTAATAAATATTGCAGGACAAATGCAATATCAATCTATTAAAGAAGATGAAGCTTTTAACGCTGCTCAAGTAGTTGATTTTAAAACAAAACTTGCCACATTTGAGAATGAAAAAAGAATAGCATTAAGCGAATTGCCAGCAAATGACCCAATGCTTTTTGATAAAACAAAGAAAACTTTTCAATCGGAAAGAGATTCTTTTATTAACAATTATACTAGTCAATATAAAGATAATCAAAGATTGTCAAGTTTAATTAAAAGACAAGCTGATGTTGAGGCTGTAGACTTTAATTTTGATGTCGATAGAACGCTTTCTAATAAGAAAAAAGAATATGGAACAAATAAAATTTACGAAGGAATTTATTCTGTAAATGAAAGACTTGGAAAAGGTGGAAATTCGACAAAATTATCAAACGAATTAAACACAATTTTACAAACTGGTTTAAAATCAGGTTTAATTGACCAAAACGACATAAACCGAGAAAGAGATAAACAAAAATCCATTATACAAGATTTACAAATCCAATATGAAAAAACTAGACAAGCTAATTTAGTTGCTAATGGACAGGTATTTATAGACCCTAGCAATTCTGATGATAAAAAAATAGGTGAGTTAGCCTATCAAAATCAATTGCAAGAAACTTTAAAAAGAGGTGGAGACCCAAACGCCACAACACTAAATTTTGTAAATAAAACAGGGTTTTTACCACAACAAGTTAAATCAATTTGGAGTTCTCAATTAAACATGGGAAATCCAAAACAAAAAATTGAAGCCGCTGAACAAATAACGCAAATTATAGAATCAAACCCAAGATTGCAAAATCAATTTAATTCTGATGATATTAATTTTGTAAATTCAATTAAAACAAGGGTTGGGTTAGGATTGCCACCTGAACAAGTGTTAAATTATGCTGAAAAAGAAATTAGCAAATATCAGTCAATGGATAGAATTGCAAAGGGACAAATCATTAACAATAAAGATACTAAAAAAATTATAGATAATTCTTTTGACGATTTAAAAGAAACCTTAACAGATAGAGGTTTTTTTTCTATCTTTAAAGCCGATCCAATTATTGAAGAAGGAATAAAAACTAAATATGAAACTTTAGTAAAAGATGCTTTTTTAAATGGCAACACAACTCCTGAAAGTGCTGTTGAATTTGCAAAAACCAAATTACAAAGCGAATATAGAGTAAGCACAATTGGAAAACCTAGAGTAATGCAATATGCTCCTGAAGTTTTTTATGATAAATATAATGGTGGCGATACTTCTTGGATTAATAAACAACTAAAAACTGAAATTGCCAAACATACTTTAGTTCCAAATCTAGATAAACTAGAAAATCAATATATTTTAAAAGCCACAGAAAACACAATTAAAGGTGGAAAACCAAGTTATAACATTGTTAATATTGATAATTACGGAGCCTATTCTTTATTGTTAGATAATCAAAATCGCCCTGTTGTGTTTCAACCTGAAATTGAAAAAACCGATTTTTACAAAGAAGCTCAAAAAGAATAT